AAAAATACCGTCTATGAACTTGCGAAGGCTGGAGATAAGAATGCGCTCGCTGAACTGGAGAATCGTATTTCCCTGGTTACGGGCGAACTTCTAGACGCTGTACGGTTGGGGCGTGGTGATCGATTAAAAAATGATAGCTGGGCAACTGGCAAAATGTATTTCGCTGATGAAGCCATGCAAATGGGCATCATCGACGGTATAGGGACAATGGGCGATGCTATAAGGCATCTCCGCACACTCACTTCAAGCAAGAAAACTAAAAATTTTAATATGAATAATTTTAACAATGTGGCTGCATTGGCTTCTGTTGAAGCTGAAGGAGCTGAGGCCGCTTTAGACCTGGCTAACGCTGATCTGACAGCAGCTGGTATTACGGACTTTACAATCGTCGAGCAATCAGTTATCGATGAGGGGGCGCGAGTGACAGCTGAACTTGCGACTGCTAACGCTTCGTTAGCTACGGCGAATACGACAATCGCTAACCAGGAAGCAACAATTCAGGCGAATCAGGCGCGTATTCAAACTTTGGAAGGTGTGATTGCTAAGCGTGCTGCTAGTGATCCTGGAACGAAATCTAAATCGGCAAAGAAATCAACAGAGGATCCTGAAATAGAAGAGGAGGAACCTACTACTGTTGCTGCACACAATCAGATCGCCGATCGCGGAATTTTTGGTTAGTAGAATTAAGTGTTTATAATTTAACCGTGTATAATGAGAATTAATATTGATGAAGTAGTCGCCGAATTTGGTAGCTATTATGTAGATGGTGGGCAAGGGATGCAGAACCTTCAGACGGTTTTGAT